AATAGGTATTCCTTTGAATAAACGCTGTTTCAATAAGCTCCGCAAGAAATACTGGAAGTATGAGAAAAGTCTCGTAACAATAAACTATACAAAAGGAACTATAAAAATCCAAGAATATGGAAAAGGAACTCAAAACGCTTGAAACACGAGCTCATGAATATGCTTATCCTGTTGCAAAAACATTATATCGACAAGGTTTCGTGAAAGAAACATGGCTTGAAAATGTAGTCGCAGACGGATATATGGCAGGGCATGAAGCTGCAATTAAAAACCAATGGCGTGATGCAACAGATTATCCTCCCATTGATGAGGATGTGCTGGTTGATTACCCATACGAACATGGATATGTCGTAGCTTATTACGATGGCGAGGACTGGTATATCACAGAAACCGGGAGATTGATACGGCCTACACATTGGATGTCTATTCCACCACATAATAAAACTGAGGGGAATGAGTAACCGTAGATTTCGCAAATATCCTCAGACCATTATTCTTCGATGTCCTTGCTGCCAAGAAGTAAAATATGCACTTTGCCATTTTGACTCCACCGGAGAAGCTGAATATTGCTGTCAATGTGGTCACATCAGTAAAATTAAACTCGCTAAATTGAATAACAAATGAAAAAGAAACATATACAATATTGGGTGTATTTCTTTTCTACCGCTATAGTTTTCTTTTGGCTTGGTTCCCTTTGTGGAGCTGGATTAGCATATCATTCTGCCGAAAAACAATCTGAAAAATATCGTGTGGAAATGGTAAAGGATTCACTTTATTTTGAATACACTCATCATCTCTCTAACTCCAAATAAGCCAATGAAATTCCAAGCAACCAAATGGCCAGTCACTATCACTTTAGATGTGGCCGACGATTACACTGAAGGTGTCGACAAAGAAAACTTGAAAGAAGAATCTCCCGAAAAGCTTATACAGCTACAAGAGTTAGCTGATATGCTCGCAGATGCACTCATTAAAGCAAAAGGCCAGATTCTCGCTCAACAGGAAGCTAAACGTAAACAAACAACTCAAAATAATGGCACGGAAAGCTAAACTCATTTCTACCGGAGAAATAGTGGAGGTGTATGCTGATATGGATTATCATGGCAATACTACATGGCTTGATACATCAACAAAGACTGAATATTATCCTTCTGAATTAGAATTTCTACCAGAAGATTCAAAGCCTATATCTCCAGTAGTTTCTCTTTCCCAGTTCACTGACGAAGAGTTGAGAAGTGAATTAAAACGTCGAGAAAAAGAACGTCGTTCACAATTCCCTCCCAATATCCGGTGCCATGATTGCAAGCATTGCGTGGAAGGACTCGCGTTCAAACATCAGTACATTCCAACAACCGTTTGTCGAATGAATCCTAAGCCATCTCAGGGGCCGGATAGATACTATTCAACAGTATGCTCTCTTAGAGCGTGTGATAAATTTGAAACCAAATAACTATGGCAGCAAAAGATTATGTGTTCTGTAAAGCGGCATTGACTGGTCACATTTATCTGACAAAGAAAATAAAGTCTAAAGATGTGATGAGTCAGGATAGAAGGCTGGTAGAGGATCATGAGGCAATCGGATGTTTTGAAGCATATCTTAGACGATATTGTGAAGAGAATGGTACCGATACACTCAATGTCACCAACTCCAAAGGAGAAGTTCTTTTTACAGCAACTCTAAAAAAGCAAGAAGATGAAACTGAAAACTAAAATCGCTCAAATTCTGAGAAGATGGGCTGAAAAGTTAGAGCCTATCTTTCCATACGATGTGAAGCATATCCCATATCTAAAAGAAGAGAGGCACGATATCCAGAAAATGATGTCGCAGCACTCAATACCCAGATATGTATATGATCGAGATCCAAACCGCATGAATAGGCTGGTTCGTGAAGATATTGCTTCTGGTATTGCCAGGGAATTGGACGCTAATGGTATCATTAAAATAACGATTGAGCCAACTCCAGAAAGCGTAAATTATATCGGGGAACTATATATTATTGACTTTCATAAGGATTCAATATAATCAAAATCTCAATGCCTTGGGCGGCTTAATAAAACCCACAAGAAACAATATGGAGATAATCAAAATCGAAAAATTCCCATCAATCGAAGGCGTGGCTAAAGACTTCGCCAAAAGAGCAGTTGAAGGCTGTAAGGGCAGTCTTGATTTAGAAAAGTGCGAAAAGCAGATCGCATTTGCTGTTGACTATGGTCACGAAAATGCTTGGCAGCTGCTTGACACTATGGACTTCGGCGATGCAATCAGAGCACTCAAAGCCGGTGCTAAAGTGGCCCGTAAGGGCTGGAACGGTAAGGGGATGTTCCTCTGGCTCAAACCAGCAGCCACCGTCAAATCCGAATGGTGTAAAGATCCTATGCTGAAAAAGCTGGCCGATGACAATGGCGGCACTATCGAGGCTGCTGGCACTATCTGCATGTTCACTGCCCAGCACCAGATACTCACCGGCTGGCTTGCTTCCCAGACTGATGTGCTTGCTGAGGACTGGGTAATCGTTTCAGAAGCTGAATGAAAATCCGTCTGACAGGTTCTTCACAATGATGACCAGTAAAAAGATGTATTTTCGCAACATGGAGACTGGAGAAGAAACCGAAATTATCAATGGCACTACTAAAATGGAGTGCTGTGATAACGATACTTCTTCAGTCAATATTTGCAATTCATATTACTTTGAGTGCGATGTCAAATTGCCTTTGATGAATCAGGCAGCAAAAGACTTATTCTTTGGTAATCCAGCGTGGAAAACGGCTTGTCGGCTTGCTGATAAACTGAATGGTCTCATTGAGGAGTATCATGCACCCGGCAACACAAGAAAAGTGCGAAGAGCCGTCCAGCGTCAATTTGATAAGACATTCAAAATCTTCCGCAACCACTGTCAGGATTGTAATATACAATACACTTTCCAACGACCGAACAAATGAGAAATGGGGGTAGTCATTAATTGACCGCCCCCATTCTTTAGAACTTCATCGCTGCCAACACCTTATTCCGGCTGGCAGTGTCACCTTGATTGTTGTAGTAGATCTTCTCACAGTTCTCTATACTGGTGCCCATCATATTCGACACATATATGACCGGCACACCCTTACTTATATAATGTGTTATCGCTGTATGCCGGAAAGTGTAGGTGTGCAGCGGAAAAGAACAACCCAGTGCCTTACCGACTTTTTTGAGCCAGTTGTTCAAATTCCCTATAAAGTGTTTTATGTCACCATTATTGGTGGTCTGAGTTTTCAACTTCTCCTTGTTACGGATCGGGAAAATATAGCCGTCCTTGGCTAATCTTCTCCACCGTAGCATAATGCGGTCAAGCTCTGTATTGATTGGAACAGAGCAGGGTACCGCTTGCTTCTCAGCAATCTTTCTGCGATTAAAGACAAAGTGGCTTATACCACCTATCTTTTTGATGTCAGAATACCGAAGTGCTATCGCGTCACAAGCTGACTGGCCGGTATAAAGAATGAAGAGACAGAAATCCCGGTACAACTCATTGAGTGGAGATTTTGATATTGAAGATAAGTCCAGGGTGGTAAACTTCTGGCATTGTTCTTCAGTCAGTGTATGAAACTTCTGAGAGCTGGAACTGGGTTTCTTGAACCAGTTGCATTTTTTGAAGTCCTCAGCTTTCAGATACCCCTCTTTGTCGGCTTTCATAATCAATGAGTGCAGGATCTTTGAGACATAGCACATTCCCGTGCCTTTACGCGCGCGCTCGACCCATTCAAAGACGTTGTTCACGAAAGCGGCATTAATCTCAGTAATTAGGAGCTTGGAGTATTTAATCTTCTTAGCCTTGCAGAACTCCTGAAGTCTCTTGTCACATTTCAGGTAGTTCTCAAAACTGCCCTTTCCTGAGCCGTCTGCGTGCTTGTTTTTGTTGAGCTGGTCAACTACATACTGGATGAACTCTGAGACCGTAAGAGCCTTCCTGACAGGCTCTGTGGCTGTTTCCATAGCAGCGATCATACCAAAAACACTGCCAGTCCAGTTTATAGCCATTTCATCGAACTTCTGTCGGAACTGAACGAGTATGGCATTGTTCTCATCGCTGAAGGGGCAGCTTGGGATAAAGAGCTGCTTCTTCTGGTTCCAGTGTTTCTTCTGGATGGCTCCTTTCAGCATTTTGGTGACGTTGATAAACTTCGTCTCGCCGTCCTGATAGAGCCTCAATCTGAGTTGGAACCCTTTGGTTCCGAACATCTGATAGTTGATTGTAATCATTACGTTGCTTTAATCAGTTAGTGATGACGTTTCGTCTGTCACAAAATATGCACATCACTGACTGGTCTAAGCCACAACACTGCGAAAATACCCCAAACTATACAGGGTATTGACAGAACTTAGGGAAGGCTAACCCCAAGATAATCAGCTATTAAAATAGAAACTCAGTTAACCCATACTATACAGGATAAACTGAGTTTCATCATTGAGGTGGTGCCACCAGGGGACACCGACTCTGATTGTATTTTATGCTGAAAATCAGTTCCTTATACTTGTATTGCGCTTAAATTTTGTCACACAATCTGCACAAGTTGTGTCACAACTCCGCGTTTTATACTGCAAAATTAGCTATAAAATTTGAATTTTAAGACCCATTATCTCGCTAAAATTTGAATTTTAAGCCTCCACTACGCCCTATAAGCATTAAATATGGTTAATAAATAAGGCGGTCATCTCGCTTTTACACGAGAATAACCGCCTCGCCAGGCAAGAAAGAAAAATTGTTCAAATTAGCCAAGGATTTTGTTCGGGATCATAACTTCTCTGGAAGGTTTCTAATGCCCAGTCCACTTTAGGAGCGCATGAGTCGCGCTCCCTCTTCCTCGGTAACTGAGGATTGATTTTGAACTTCGAGGCATTGTAAAGCCATTGAATAGAGTCCTCATAAGCCCAACGTCGCGTTTCCGGGATATTGGTGGCAGAAATTATTGAGTGAAGATGATAAAGAGCTATACGGCTCATGTGAGCTACGACATTGGCGTTTCTCGGATCATCCCTTGTGATGTTAACACCTTCTATCAGTTCGTCTGGATTAGGATTGAAAACTGGATAGAAAACTGTGCCTTCGGCCACGACGTAATCAAAAGCACCCTCTGAGTAATCATACTCCAGCTCTTCTGAATAATCACCGATGAGACCCCAACAATCATCCTCTTCAGGAGTTAGCACAGTTTCATCTGCCGGAAGATCTGGAGTAGGCACTGGCTCTTCATCGCCTTCTCCTATCTCCTCTTCTCCTTCTTCATTCTGAGTGGAGATTTCTGAATCATCATCAATCGACGGTTCGGTAGGCTCTGGCTCTTCAGGGAGTGGTTCGGGAGTCTCTTCAGGCTCTTCGCTCTCGTCTTTCCCAAGGTACTGATAGAATTGGTCGTTGAAAGAGCATACCTGATTTTTCTCCCACTCCATATTAGGCTCCCAAGGTGTAATTTCAGCTTCACGCCATGCTTTTACTCCCGGCATGTGGATTTCTCCACTTTCATAACCGTGAGGTACCATGCACTGCCAGTATTCAGTACCAAACCTAACAATTTCTCCTTTAGGATATGTCCTTAACTGAGAATATTTGTGAGCATGATCAATGAGTCGAGGGTCGATAAAATCAACAACCTGACGCCAATATTCAATTTTTGTCGGTTTCTTATAACCATTGATGTGCATCAGGGTCTTGAAGATTTCCTCATCTTTCTTAATCCAGGTCTGGCCCGGATAAGACACATAAGGACTATACTCCCGAATATTTTTGCCCACAGCCAGTATCTTTTCTATTTCATAATACTGGTCCAGGTATTCCAGCAACTGCATCTCCGCCCTATGCTCGGCTTGGGGGAAACGCTCTGGAACATCACGGATAAGCTGCTTCATGTGCTCTTCAGTAGCAATGCAGCAGTAATCCTTATTTGTCAGAAAACGATGATATGCCATATTATTTTGTACTGTTTTATTTATTAATAGTCAAAATCACCATATACAGTGTCGTTTGAGTCAATAGTGGTTACAATCTCGGTAGATGCAGTTTTATATTGGGAATAATACTGACTCAAATAGTATATCATCGCATAATCAAAACAGTCTGAGAAGTGCCCCCATCGTTCAACACGCTCACCATTATCATTCAATACTTTCTTCTTTTCCTTGGTGCCATCCGGGTTCTTTTTCTGATATACAAAGTCCTCAATCAGTCTATGACAACGTGCATCAATATAGACCTTCCAGCCTTTGAAATTTTGTAACAGTTCATTGATAAACTCCAATCGAGTAATCATTGCCGGCTGCTTGCTCAATAGCTGAATCTTTGGCTTCAGTACGGCGTTTGTCATATTCTTATTGGCGATTGTGAAGTTATTGACTCCCTCTTCAGTTTGAGTAGAGCGAGACAATCCAGCAGGGTCTCCAGTCAATAATACACCACCAATATGACCGTCCGCTACAAGCTGAGAGGCAATCCAGCGAGTGAATGAAGGAGTGTTGTTTCTCTTATCTTTGGGATAGCCGACATATTCAGGAAAGACATACACAATCTTATTGTCGTAATCAATCTGGATAGGAAGGCAACTCATATATGGATTGACGTTGAAGTCAAAACTGAGGATGAGAGGCTTCATCGGATTGTAAGATTGTTCCCTAAGATTATGCACAAGATGTGTGTCGCCATCAAAATTCCAATATGCTGCCATTTTGTTACTGGTGGTAAATAGCCAGTTACCATAGAGCAGACGGTCTCGGTCAGCTTTATTACGAAGTTTGCTCAACTTATTGTAGTAGATAGCTCGGAATTGCTCATTAGGATTGTCGAAAAGACTGAATGGAATATAGCGATAACCAGACTGAAGTTCCACCGGATCTCCATCATCTGTCATTACAAAGGTAGAGCGCACCCATGTCAAACAAGGATTTGTTGACATAAACAATTTACCCACAATAAAGGTCTCTGCTATCTTATAACGAATACGGGAAGCCAATACCTCCACAGCCTTCTCAGAGACCTCAGAAACCTCATCTATGAAGCCTCCAGTGATTTCCAAAGAACCAAGGGAGTTGAAATCAGGGTCTTGAGGGCTTGGGGTCAAGTCCATTGCTATGATTTCAGAACCATTCCAAAACGTAATTACATAAGTCACGTTATTGACGTGGTAATGAATATCTTTCTTTAATCCCCATGAATTAAGTACATCATTCAGTGTTTTCCAAGTGGTTTCCAGAAGAGTCTTACGGACCTTACGGGCAACCACCATGCGAATACCGGGGAATTGAATACAACTACATACAAGCCAACAGCAGCCGATGTAAGACTTACCACCACCGGCAGAACCGCCACCCAAGACTTGTTCAGGAATGTCTGTATTGCCACATTGCACACATGTAGCTCTATAAACCTGATGTCCTTTGCTGTCAAATCCATTTGGCCGCATAACGAGCTTACCCCCACACTTATCACAATGGTTAGGTTGCAGGGCGTTCCAAAGCTCATATTGTCTTGCGGAAGGTTTGAATGTTATTTTGAGACCTCTTGGTCGTTCTAATCTTGCCATTATTAAGATACTTTTCTCAATAATAGTCCGATAACTAAAAAGAGCTACGGTATAGTTACTACTCCATAGCTCTTAATAAATTTATTCTTAACAATTCGTATCGATTGCTGAAACATCATTACCACTGCTGGGAACAATCTGTTTTGTTTTCTCCAAAGGGATATATTTTATAGGTACGGATTGCTTAGGTTCGCGTCTGCCGCATTTTTCAGGATCACATTGTTCATTGCCAAATTCCCTACGACAGAACCATGTTTTGAAAAAATCACGTTCTCGCTCTAAATCCGCAATTCGTTTCGTATAAACAATCTCTTGCTGAGTCCTTGCCAACAAATCTCGCTGTACGTCTCGCAGTCTATCTGTTTGCTTATCAAATCGTTCCTCCCAGTCTTTAATATCTTGCTGATGTCGATCTTCTTTGTCGGCATTCATCCTGAGCAATTCATTTATGCGCTCATCCTTAAACTTAACATGCTCACGCTCGGCTTCAAGCTGTTCTTTCCAGATATTCCATTCATCGGCCTTGCTCTCAACCTTTGCCTTACTGACGTTTGCCTCTGCTAAAGCAGCTTCAGCTTCTTTAAGACGTTTATTTTGTTTACGGTATAACCATGCTCCAACACCGCCCAATGGGGTGATAATGCCAAGCATTGTACCAAGCATAGTCGTGATTTCTGTAATATCCATATTCATAATCATTAAAACCGATGCTTAGTTCTTTTTAGATTGACATTTAATATTCTGCAATTTATTAACTGCATTTTGGCCAATCTTCTTTAAGTTATCAGGAGTGATTGGCTTGATATTTTTCGTTTTCATTTCTCAATTATGTCTATAGTTTGAAGGCTAACAATCTCAGCCTTGGGGTTGTGATTGATTACCTTAATGCCTTTTTGTTCTTTCCATTTAATTAGGCCGAATAGCCACGAATGTTTTTTCTGAACACTGAGTATGGTTAAGCTATCCCGAACTTCATAGTCAATAATGGTCTTTTTATCCGGCAATACCTCAACATCTATATCGACAAAATCATCTTCTAACTTCGCTTTGATTCCACCAAAAGAATCAATTACAGCAATCACGGTATCGACACTATGAATTGTGCTTGAAACCTCCGTTACATTGCTAATGTCCTTCGGCTTTACCTTAGAAGCTGCCAATAAATTGTTATACTTAGCCTTAAGATTATTCTGAGTCATATTCAGGCTCTTGACTTCTGCCTGATATAAGGCAATAGAATCATTCAGTTGAATCTTGGTATATTTGATTTCCTGATTCAAGTCACTGATAGTTGCCTCCAATGTATTGGCCTTGTGCTGATATTTTGCAACCTGACTATATGTTTGCCAAAGAAAAAAGCAAAGAATCCCAATAGCCTGATATGGTTTATATTTATTTAAGATTATTTTCCACATAAATTCATATATTAGAGATTTGAATACTCGTTTTTAACCTCAAAGCAAGGACAAGCCTTATTTGCAAATTCCTTATGCCCGTGAATGGTGGCATTAGGATATAACTTCTTCAAATCCTTCAGGAGTTTGAGAAGTGCCTTTTTCTGCTCGGCAGTGCGAGTATCTTTAGGTTTTGTACTGCCTGCCTCTCGACCACCGATATAGCAAATGCCGATACTGATGGTGTTATGGTTGGTGCAATGGGCGCCGGCAATGTCGATGTCACGCCCCAGATGAATAGAACCGTCACGATAAATCACATAGTGATAGCCTACATCTGAGAAGTTACGAGCCTTATGCCATGCCCGAATGTCTGCTACAGTAAAGTCTTTCCCCTCTGGGGTGTCAGAGCAATGGATAATGATCTCTTTGATATTACGTTTGCTCTTAGCGATTGACGAGACTCCTTTAGCTTCGTCCGCTTCAATGACAGTCCATGTCTTAGCACCAACAATGCCGTCAACGGCCAATCCATGATTTTTCTGGAACTCTTTAACTGCTTCTTCAGTCAAAGGTCCAAAAATACCATCGGCCATCAAATGAAGATAAGTCTGCAAGTGCTTAACTTCTTGGCCTCTGCTTCCTTTTTTTATAGTTTTCATCTTATAATATTGTTGATTTTAATATACTTAGAGTTCTCATTTTGTTGATGGTGTCAGGTCCTTCAATCGAGCTAATAGGGATATAATAATTTCTAATTCGTCTCATCACCTTAACATCAACATAAGCTCCGGTTAAGTTGCCCCCAGTAAATAAAATCCGTGTGACTACGCCAGTCCTATTTGTTAAAAGGCTATTTCCATTCTGCTCCAACTTTTTGGAATAACGAATTGTAATCTGATCCCCGACTTTTAACTCATTCATATACAATGAAATTAGATTAAAAATTATTCAATCACTTTATCAATTCCATTGTCCTTATTGACTTCCGGCACAATCAAGTTGAATGTAATACCATCGCCGTCTGCACCTTCCAGCATAACCTTATGTGCAATATCTTCCTTGATACCATACATATCGGTCAATTTGCTGATAGCGTTAACAGCGACAGAGCGTAGAGCAGCCGGAGATTGAGTGTTGCCCCAGCGATCAACCACCATCAGAGTAGAGCACTCATCAGCAATTTTCAATAGGGTTTCAGTCAATCTGGGGCGTAGTGTTGTTGCGTCAACTAATGTTTCGCTTCTTAACTGGTCTATGCGATCCCGAATATCATCGCGTGTTATAAGCTGCCGAACGGCAATGGCGACTTCAACCTCATTTTTTGTATGCTCTTCAACCCCCTCTTTAGAGGGATCAAACAGCGCCCCTGTATTCCCGTTGAATACAAGGTCAAAGGTTTTGCGCGCATTGCCGTTATATGGTGAAGGCCCGCAGGCATATACCAGGCAGAACTTCTCTTCTTGGTCTGTGAGCTTCATTTTCTATTGTCTATAAAAATTATTGTTCTTTTATAGATAATAGAAAACTTGCTCATCTAAACTCAATATCTCATTTCTCTGATGAATTACTACGCAGATTTTGGTTCATAATTTGGTGTCGGAACAACTTTACAATCCCTTGCAGACATTGCTCAATTCGCTCCATCGTATTCAATTCAGTCATATTAAAATTGAACTGAAGTGCATATCCACCGATATATGCAAGCACTTTCCCGGTTTTCTCATCACTTATCTGACAGATGTCTAAATCCTCTCTTTCCCGGAACATCATCACTCCAGTTGTAATTGAATCAAGATAGGCTTCAGGCATACCATTTTCATCAATCAGCTGAATGGGTGTTGGATGATTTGCACGCTTCATCTGAACGACCTGATTATGATTGACATTGACGGTATCAGACTTTACATCTATCTTTTTTTCGCTCTCAAACTTGGGCTGGGAAGTAGTCTTGTCAGACTTTGACTGCACAACATCTTTATGCACATTGGCATTAATCCCTTGTGCAACCGCATCACTGGATGGGATCATCGTTCCAGTCGCCTTGTCGAATTTGAAATTGGTTTTCATAATCTCATATTTTGAAGTGATCTCTAAGTTTTTCTTGCTTCTCGGCACTCAAACCTCCTACCTCGGTACCACCGGCAGATTGTGACCTCATTCTTGCAGTCAGCACCCTAACGATTTCTCTGGTGGCTGTCACATCTGCATCCGCATCGTGTGCATCATCCAGGTCAATACCAAGACGCTCTGCCATTGCCTCCAGTTTCCAAGTTGTTATACTCTTATCATTGTCAAAAGTAAGCTGAGAAAGGAGGATAGTATCAAGTTGGGTAGGCTGGAAGTTACCCCAAAAATCCTTGGCTCCCCGGACAAGTTTAATAAACCTTGACCATACTCCAGTATAGAGCATAATCTGTTGCATAAATCCATTGTCAAAAAGCGGATTCTGACCAACCATAAAGGGCTTGTTGGAAGCGACCACTGGGAAAGTGTTTTCCTCAATGAAATCGCAAATTTCATTACAGACATCTTCCAGAGGCTTTCCTTGCTTGTAAAGAAGATCCATAGTGATTCCGCTTACATCTAAGGCAGCAGAACTATATTCCATCAAATCCTCTTCTTCCTCTGCATCATACTTGTTTTTAAGCACTTTTCTTTTGGGTTTACCAATATCTGCTTTCTTATTATATGGATAAATATATGCGTTATATTTAGCCATCACTTCAAAGGTATCAAGACGGACTGCATGAAGTGAAATCTGAGTGGCGGCACTTTTTGTGCAGTCAAGACCGCCGGTCTCAAAATCATAAAATATCGCTACTACGATATTGCCTTTTTCAACTGGAGCTGCCATATTACTTCGCTTTAATTTCTTCGTAGATACGTTCTATATTTTTGAATAGCTCTGCCTTCTTACCATTATTGACTATCACATAGTCATAATCATCGTCAACAAGATTGCGACGCTCATCTCGACGGAGCCGGGTCTCATCAATGCCGGATTTACGACGTAATGCCTTGTCTCGCTTAATCAGCACTGTGTGGATGTCATACACATCCCCAAAATCATTGCACAGATTCTCCAGACCTTTCTCATCAATCACATAAACTGTGCATGGCCCAAAGACTTGCCATTTGGTAGCATAGTAATAATATCCACCAAAATGAGC